GGAACATAAAAATCATAAAAGACCGAAACAGACCCGAAAAGAAGGTTGATGGGATAATAAGCAACATTATGGCTTATGGATTAGCGATTGACCCTGCTGAAAATGGAAGTTATTTAGAAGAAGGAGAATTATTTATAATATGACACTAATACCAAAAAAGGTGTATAATGCATTACACCGCAAACAAAACTTTGATTACATATTTTTGGAGTTGTTGCGAGAATACAAACCCGAACAAGCGTATCAGGAAGCGTTGAAGCTGATTAGGCAATATGCTCCAAAGTACAATCATTACAAGGACTATGACAGTTACAGAGCGAAGTTGCACTTTGACCAAGAGAAGGGAATAGAAGTGCCGCAAGAGATTATAGATGCGGTTACTGCGGGTATTGACAAAATCTTCCAAAAGCACTACAAGAAGTGCCAACAGAGGAAAAGGGCATACGAGTTAACGGTGTTAGAAATCCAAGAGCATTTTCCAAACTATAAGCCTTGTGCGAATTACCAAGCGTTTAAGAGCAGTCAAAGCATTAGGCATAAGAAACGTAAAAAGGCATAACGACAAGTATATGCAAAGTGCGAAGTGTTGGAGTCGAGGGTGGTGCATTTTGTATATACAATGTTGTAAAGCGTATTCCATCTTTTCACGTCAAACAATTTTAAAATTATAAATATGAAAAAAATAAAAACATTAATTAAAAATTTGGTCTATTTGTCAAAAGTAGATATTACAAAAAAAGAAAAATTAAATGGTCGTCACTTAATATTGTGTAATTCAAGAAGTCGATTATAGTGAACTTTATACGATTCATTAATGGAATAAGTAGCATATTCAACCGTAGTATTCGGTAGCTCATTAGGCTCATAACCTAAATGTCGAAGGTTCGATACCTTCCTCCGCAACTATGTAGTTTTGTGACTATATTAAATAACATAGCTTAAAAGCAAGGTTGCAGCCTTGCTTTTTTTATGCCTCAAAGTTAATTTTATTACATCTCACGCAATCTTGCATATCTTTATTTGCGATATTAATGAAGATTTTAGGGTTTGAGATAAAACGAGCCATCCCTTATAAGGATGCAACAAAGGGTTTTATGTCAACTATGTTTGGCAATGTTGGGAGAACTCCAGTAACCGAGAAAACTGTAATGGGTTTATCTGCTTATTGGGCTGGTGTACGAAGAATATCAGAATCGATAGCATTATTGCCAATAGATGTATTAGAGAAGCGTGGCCCAATCCGAAGGGAAGTGAATCACGCTACCGAGTTTTTACTGAACAAAGAAGCAAACTATAAAACTACTGCATTTGATTTTACGCAAATTCTTGTAACAAGTGCAATCAATCACGGCAACGGACTTGCCATTATAGAGCGAGATAGATATGCCAATCCTACTTCATTAACAAACGTTCATTCATCAACTATGAAACCCAAAATATACGATGATGAATTGTTTTGGGAAATGTCATTGGATGGAGCAAAAACTATTCAGTTTAAAGACGAAGATGTAATTAACCTACGAGGGTTTGGGATAGATGAAGTAGTTGGGTTATCTGCTATTAAAGCACATAAGCAAAACTTAGGTTTATCATTAGCTGCTCAAGATTATGGAGTTGATTTCTATAACAAGGGAACACGTATAGATGGTTATATCGAATATGAGGGCAGATTAGATTCTGAAACCAAGAAACGGATAAAAGAAGCGTGGAATGAGAACTATGGGCCAAACGGACTTGGAGGAACTGCTATATTAGACAACGGATCTAAATACACTCGATTAGGTATGCCTCCAGAGGATGCCCAATTCATAGAAACAAGGAAATTTCAGAAAAACGAGATTGCCACTATTTTGGGAGTGCCACCGCATATTATTAACGATTTAGAACACGCAACCTTCTCCAACATAGAGCATCAAGGGATTGAGTTTGTAACTTACGGACTTGGTTCGTGGATAGAGAAATTAGAGCAAGAGTACGGAAGGAAATTGTTAAAGGAAAGAGAAAAGAAAAACACCTACTTTAAACACAATGTAAACAGATTGCTTAGAACGGATGTAAAGGCGAAAGCAGAACATTACCGATTAATGAGCGATATAGGAGTTTACTCAATTAACGATATTAGAGCATTGGAAGATTTGAATCCAGTAGAAAACGGGGATGAAAGATTAGTACAGTTAAATAGAATACCATTAGAACAAATTAAGAACTATTATGCAAGAGAGAACAATAACTCGCCAAGCCGAGATTAGAGGTATAAACCAAGAAGAAAGAACTGCTGAATTTATTATAAGCAGCGAAACCATAGACAGACACGGAACGGTGTTTAAACTGGATGGTTGGGATTTAAAAACCTACAACCGTAATCCGATTGTATGCTACAACCATAGGTCAAGTGGTGACAATCCAGACACCATCATTGGAACAAGCGAAGTTTATCGAGATGGCGATTTGCTTATTGGCAAAGTGCGATTTGAGGATGAAGGGGATAATGCTTTAGCCGACAAGGTATGGAAAAAAGTAAACAAGGGCATATTAAAGATGTCAAGTGTTGGAGCAAGAGTACACGATTATCGTTGGGGTAATCCAGACAAAGGCGAAGATAGCGGCACTATTTACTTTACACGTCAAGAATTATTAGAGTGGAGCGTAGTGTCAGTAGGAAGTAATCCAGATGCTTTTAAAAGAAGCGATGAATTTGTCGAAGAAATTAAGAAAGAATTAGAGCCAAAGGGAATGAATGTAGCTACACAATCACTTCTCCGTAAAGCCAAAGTTAAAAATATTACCTTATAGGGTATTTGTAGAACTAATATTTGTATTCGTAAATTATAATTATGAAAAGTAAAGAAATCAGAGAGAAAATAGGTGAACTAACAGAAAGATTAGTTGCACTTGACGATACGGTAACAAAAGAAAACCGTTCAATGACTGCGGAAGAAACTACTCAATTTGAGAAAGACTTGGCAGAGAGAGATGCGTTGAAAGTAGAGTTGGAAAGACAACTTAAACTTGAAGCGATAAGAGCAGAGCAAGCAGCAGCCAAAGTTGCAGGATCAGGAGTTCAAATCGAGAACAAAGAAGATAGAGAAGTAGCGAAAGCGTTTACATTTGGTGATGCGGTAAGAGCAGCATTTTCTGGTAAAATGGATGGTGTTGTTCGTGAAATGCACCAAGAAGGTGAAATGGAAATGGCAAGAGTTGGACAAAGTTCTAACGGTATTGTTATTCCATCAAAAATTCTTAATCGTGCTGCTATTACGGTAAACAATACTACTGGTATTGAGGAAGGAAGTTTTGTGCAAGGAGTTTATGCTCAAACCATACTTGGTGACTTAGGGGTTACAAGATTGTCAACATCTACTGACCAACGTATTCCAATCATACCATCAGTAACTACTCAATGGGAAGGAGAAACTGACTCAGCATCGGATGGAGGTTCATCTATGACTAAAGTTGACTTGCAACCAATCAGATTGGCTACTTACTTAGATTACTCAAAGCAAGCTGCAATGCAACACAACCAATCGTTAGAGGCTGCATTGCAAAGTGCAATCCAACAAGCGGTTGCTGCTAAGTTAGAGTATGCTATATTCACCGATGATACGGCTAACGGAGCGTTTGAATGGTTGGGTAACGGTAAAACTCCAGTTACGAATGCGGCTATTACGGCACTTATCTTAGCTACAATGGAAGAAGTGATTGGAAACAACCACAACTTCGGTAACTTAGGATTCGCAATTAGTCACGATTTATTCAGCGAAATTCATACTGCTGCACAAGTAAGTGGAGTAAATCCATTGCTTATGAACAATATGATAATGGGCTTAACTGCAAGATTTTCAACTCAAATTGCAGACATAACTAATCCTGCGTTGTACTACGGAGATTGGAGCAAACTTTATGTTGCACAATTCGGTGGACTTGAAATATTAGTTGACCCATACACCCAAGCAGTTGGAGGTAAAAACAGATTGGTACTAAATTCTTATTGGGATGCAGCACTTGTACAAGATGCAGCGATTTCAGTAGGTACATTTGGTTAATAATTATCTATACTTTTAAACCAAAAGGGGTGGGATAATCCCATCCCTTTTTTTATAATATGAGAAAACCACAAAACGTAAATATAACGACAAAAACTCCAGAAGGGAATTGGGCATTAACATTAGCTGATGCCAAGCTACATTTGAACATTTTAGATGATAGCTTTGATGATTTAATTAGCAGCTATTTGGCTGCTGCACACACGTTCCTATACCAAGAAACTAACATCTTAGTAAAAGGTGTTGCAACGGGTTATTTGTGCGATTTAGACGATTTTATGGTTACGGTACATCCATTAGAATCTATTGCAATTAAGTACTACGATTCTAACAATTCTTTACAAACGTGGGATTCTTCCAACTACATAGTAAACGGAGGTAAATTTCCAACGGTGGAGATATTGACAACTGCTCCTGCGGTGTATGATAGAGATTGGCCTTTTGTTATAGAAATGACAACTGCTGCCAATACCAATGATATGGTAGAACAAGCACTTAGAATGATAATTGGGGATTTGTTTGAAACAAGACAAACCAATGTGATGGGTGCAAGTTTGAGTAGAGTAATGAGCAGAACAACCGAATATCAACTAAGTTTGATTAGCCAAAGGTTTGAGATATGAACATTAGCCGATTAGATAGAAAGATAGTGATAGAAAGTTGGAGCAATGCTCAAAATAGTTTTGGCGAGCCAGTAAAGACTTGGAGTACATATCATACTTGTTTTGCCAATGTAACGAAATTTGGAGGAACAGAGAAATTAGAGGCAGACAAGACAACTGCAACAATACAAGTAAAGTTTAAGATACGCTATTTTGCGGGTATAAACGAGAGTATGCGAATAGTGTACAACGGAGCGTATTACGACATTATAGAAGTTCAAGAGTTAGATCGTGAAGGGTTATGGCTTAAAGCGAGCAAAAAGGTGTGAGAAGCATTAAAAAATACATACCGAAAAACCCAAGACAAAGTAATAGGCCGAATGCTTTAGCAAGCGATATTAATTTTGACATACAAGGCTTTGAGAAGTTAGCAAAAGACATTAGGGTATTTGCTGATGATAAAGTAAAGCGAAAAGAGATATTAGCGGTACTAAGAAGGCAAATGAAGCCGATTCTTAATGCGGTAAAAGCAAACACTCCAGTAGCAGATAAACCGATTGAGTATAGAGGTAAAACCTATGCGGTTGGCAACTTAAAGAAATCCATAGCAACAAAGACTGCAAAATCGAAGCAGCCAACGGTACTTACTGGCCCAAGACAAGGCAAGAAAGTTAAGTACGATGGGTTTTATGCTTGGTGGCATATTTACGGATGGTCACCATTTTATAAGAGGGGAACAGTACCACCAAAGATGATAAAGCCGAATGATTTTATCTGGAAAGCTGCTGCGAGCAAAATAAGCTCCACCGAAAGCGGTATGAGCAAAGAATTAGAGAATTACATAGCTAAAAAAGCAAAAACAATATGAGAGTAGTATTAACAAAAAAATATGCGGTACATACAAGAACGTTGCCAAAGGGAGCAGAATTGAATTGTACAAGAGAAAAGGCTGAAGAACTTATAGGTTTAGGAGTTGCTAAATTATTAGACAATGCAAAAACCAATGAGGAACTAAAAACCATTGAAGCGGTGGTGGAGCGTATGCAAGAAGAAGGCGAGGTACATCCAGAAACACCAATCGAGGAAGTTAAAAAAGTTACACCAAAGGGAAAGACCCAAAAGTAAGTTTGTAGCAATGAAAGTCAAGTTAAAGTCAAGTTGGACTAATCCAATAAACGGTAGAACTCTTAAAGAGGGAACTACTTTAGATTTGGATGCAAGATTCTTCAACAAAGACTATCA